GAAAATTAAAGGAGAAATAAATTGGCCTCAGTAACAATTGCAAATTTAACTGATCTTGGACGTGGGATTCCTGCGGCCGGATCTGCTGGAGCAAGTAGATTCATCACTGCACAAGGACCACTTAAGATTGAATATAATTTTTTCTTTGTGGCAACGGCCGATGACTTTACAAATGATGATACTTTTACATCTAGATTGGCTCATCCCTGGGCTGTAACGGTTCAATCTATTAGTGAAGATCTTACTGGAACAGCTTTTGTTGGTTCAGTAACTCTAGATAAAACTGAATCGTCTTCAACTTATAAGACAATTACGTTGAGAGATATTACTACAGCAACAACGGGGATTCTAGTTACAGTATACGGTTACTAAAGGTAAGCGAGGGGAGAAATGCGTTTACCACAACTAAATAAAAAATTCCACCCTGGGGTTGATCTTCCATCGTGGTTCTTTTTTAATCTCAAAGGGATTGATAAAGATTTCTATTTGATCTGGCATCCTTATCGGGTTCTTTACGATAATATAATTAACGAATACGAGGGTCTTCTCGAAGACCCTCGGTATACAATTAATAAGAAATTTGGTGAAACAAATTTTGGATTTGTTTTAACTGATAATATAGGAAGACCCTTGTCCGATTGTTCATGGCATCTCTGGAGATACTGTGATCCGTTTGGTTTTGCTCATATTATTAAAATAGAAGATCATCATGATTATTATCTTAAATTGGTTCAAAAAAGATTATATCTCCAGGCTAAATTTACTGATCGTTATGGTGCTAGAGCTTGGGCACATAAATTGGATGAAGATCAAACAAAAGAACAAAATAACCAGCAAAAGGATCGTGAATATATGTTCAAATCCTTTCAAGAAGAAAATAACTGGTTGATGAAACGCGCTATGGATGAATTTGGACGTGGAAACATTAAACCAACAAATCCTAAGTACGAGTCAATTATCAGCTATTCTGGACAACGAAATAGAAGTAGGATTATTCGTCCGTTAACAGATAAAGAGGGTGGTTTGGTAATTGAGTAATGGCAAGAAAACTGCTAACACATTGTAGAAAAGGACATGAGTTTACAGAAGAAAATACTTATGTGTTCTACAATAAAAAGCTAGATCTTTATACTCGTATTTGTCGCAAATGTAGAAACGGTCGAGTTAGAAAATGGGAGCTAGAAAATTCGGAACTTCATGGGCAAAAAAGCCGGGAATATGCAAAAAATTACTGGCATGAGAACAAAGAAAAAGTAATGGAAAGAGAACGAAAGAACCCACATAGAAACCCATTACGATCCCGTAAATATAGGTATAAAATTACCAATGATGAATTTATGGAAATGTGGGAAAAGCAGAATAAAGAGTGCAAAATTTGTGGCACTTTATTAGATTCTTTTCCTAAGGTTGCAATTGACCATTGCCACAAAACTGGAAAGATTCGTGGATTTCTATGTAAAAAATATAATACGGGATTGGGAATGTTTCAAGATAATATAGAAATTCTAATAAAAGCTGCCGCATATTTAGCTCAAAATCATGAGGAGAAAGAAATATGCCCAGTCAACTCAGCGGAACCCTTGCGAACTTTTTAATTAGGGTTAGACGCTATCTAAATGAAGATGATGCGACAGTATCTCGTTGGACAGATGATTTTTTAAAACAATTATTTAATTCACAATATCGAAAACGTTGTGCTGAATTGTTTATGAGTCATGAGGGATACTTTACCCTTATTGCGGAAAGAAGTATTGTTGCTGACCAATCACGATATACATGGCCTGACGGATTTTCTAGACTTCTGAGATTGGAAGTTGTCCGAACAGACGGGCGACGTGTGCCAATTCAAAGAAACGAAAGACATTATTCTACTCTCCCTGCTACAAATGATGGCGGGGACTCATGGACCCCGACTTACCGCCCGGTAGGATCGGGGTTTTTGCTTGAACCTACCCCGGCATCTGATATTACTAATGGACTTAGAATGGAATACACGGGGGTTCCTGAAGAACTTACCGCAGATGACGACCGATTGCACACGGACTTTCCTGGATTCATTGATGAAATTGTGGTTTTAGACTGTGTTGTTGCTGCTCTTGACGCGGAAGGTTTACAGGAAACAGGGCAAATTCAAACCATTCTAAGACAAAGAGAGGAATGGCAGGTTCGTTGGGAACGATTTATTGATGGTCGTATGGTTAGTGGACAAGGTATTGTACCGTGGATTCCTCATTATTTGGATGCATAATGCCCCGAAAAAAAGATATAGGATTAAAAAGAAAGGTAAGAAATAATGGCAAACGCAGTTAAAGTAAAAACACAAAAAAATATTATTGACCGAACTAAAATAGATCGGCGATCAAAACTCCCTGAAGTTTCTACTCCTATTGGTGATAGAGCAGAACGACGTAGTAACATTTCAGATAGACGAAATGAATTAAAGATTAAACCTAAATCAAAAATGGCCCAGGCTGAAATGTCAGATAAACCTCGGCCAACTATGGCGGAAGAATTGTCTTCTGATCCAAAAATTCGTACAGAACTTGAAAAAGGATTTGAAGAAGCTTCAAAGAAAGTAAAAGAAAGACGATTTGAACCAGATCGTAGAACGGGTCAAAGAATCTTTGGAGGACCTGATGATGATCTTGGACGTTCGCAAGAACGTAGAAAATTAGATCGTAGACAATCTATTGATGAAATTAAAAGATTAAAGGGAGAACTTCAAAAAGCAAAAACTCCTGGTGGACGTGATACATTGGAAAGAAATGTTCCGAAAATTCAAGAGAGAATTAAAACAGAACAAGCTAAATTAACTGGGGGGGCTAAATTATCAATTAAACCATCCAATATTGGTCGTGCCTTGGGAAGAATGGGGACAAAAGCTTCTGCAATAGGAGCAATTTTACAATTTGGTGATTTTTATAATACAATGGAAACAGCCAAAAAGAAAAGAGAGAGGGCTAAACAAGGATTTTTACCGGGTGGATCTACATAATGAGAGAAATGACTAGCCTTATTAGAAATCGTTTATTAGGAAAAGTACCATCTGCCCAGGATAGACCCAATCAAGTTGAAATAATGAAAAAAGATAAAAAGAACGTTTGGAAAAACTTGGGAACTTCAGCCGCTTCTGGTGCAGTAGATGCTGCGATCCCGGCTGTAAAGGAAGGGTTTTCTTCTTTTTGGAAATCATTCAAGGAAAGAAAAAAGACTAGAGCTAGAAAAGTTGCATAGGGGATAAGTCATTCGACCAAAGCTTCCATATATTGATCTAATAAATCTTAAAGGTTTATACACAAAATCTTCGCCCGAAGTTGTAGAACATGAGCAGCTTCGTATTGCGGAGAATTGTGACTTTTTCGAAACATATGGCGCGCTTTCCAAGGTTCGTGGAAATGCAAGAATTCTAGCAACCCCTTATACAGAGCTTTCAGTTGCTAAGGCAATTCCTTGGATTCAATTCTATAAGTCACCCAATCTTACCGGAGCTACAGACAGACAAGTTTTGATGGCTGCCGGTACAACTTTGAGAAAGTTGAACGGAACTTCCACAACATTATTGATGGAAAACCGAACGGCAGATTTGTTTTACACATCTGCTCAAGTGGGTCGATTCATGTATATTACCAATTGGCATCCTGAAAAGGCTGGAGTTGGTGATCCAAATGTTAAATACGATGGATGCGTAATGACATATTGGGGAATCACTGCCCCAGGATCTCAAGAACATTTAATTGAACAATTCGATAGTGCATCCGAATGGACAACATATAATTCTACTGTAACAGATGAAACAGTCGTAACTCTAGAGGGCGAAGATGCCATCAAGATTGATAAAGCTGCGGATACAGATCGAATGTTCTCTGTTGAAAAAGCCTTTGACTTCTATATTACATTAGATGGAAGAGATACCAGTGTAAGCCCTGGAAATAGAGTCAATTTTTGGACTTTTATCCCTTGTGGTGGATTGACAGATGACTTCTTAACTACAAATAGTTTTGATCCATATGATGCAGCTATGGTGGTTTGGGTTAGCCCAACCGCAAGTGATTCTTCCTTCTCAACTTTTTGGAAGTTTTATTTCCAAATTGGAGATCTTGTTGAAGGTTGGAATAATTTACAACTTGACTTCTCAAGCAGACCACTTGGAAACTTCTATCCCAGTGGGCCTGGAAATAGAATGGTTAGAAGAACAAAATTCGAGTACAGGCTTGAAAACCGATTTAATACTAAAACAGATATTCGCTTGGACAAAATGGTTCAATTGGATGAAGGAACTCCTCTTGTCTCGCCTTCGGGAGCAGGGACCTTCAATGGAGCTTATCAATATAAAGTAACATTTATTTCTAAGTATGGAGCCGAAAGTAATGCCGGTCCAGCTAGTTCATCTATTACTACAGATGATCATGGACAAATTGATTTAACCAATATTCCCACTTCTACAGACCCTCAGGTTACGGCGCGAAGACTTTATCGCACGGTAGCCGGTGGGTCTATTTTTCTTTTCTTAGACGAAATTGAAAACAACCGATCCACAACTTATACAGATACAACTCCAGACGGAAGCCTAGGAAATACGACCCCCCCAGCAGCAGGAGATTTCTCTGATGATAATTCACCACCACCTAAAGGTGGAATTGTATACCGCTGGAAGAGAACATTGTTCATGGCAGGAGATCCGTTAAATCCAGAAACTCTATATTTCAGTGAAGACGACGACCCGGAATCCTTCCCGTTGATTAATACGTTTGTGTTTGACGATAAAATTACAGCCATTTTTGAGACTTATTCAGCTTTGATCGTAGAAACTGAAACAAGTAAATGGCAGGTTTTGGGGGATAATCCTGATTATAGTGTAGATAAGGTTGTTGACAACATTGGATGCGTAGGTCGTCGCGCGGCCGGTGTAACTAGATTGGTGGGATACGCGGTTGACCGAGACGGTCTAAGACTGTTCGATGGAAACGAAGTAGAAAAAATCAGTGAACCTATTCGAGATAAATATGATTCAGATATCAATAAAACAAATATTGAACTTCTGCATACTGGTCATAGTCATGCTAGAAATTCATTATTACAATTTAATCCTACGGATACAACTCTCCCCATTCCAACTTATGGATCTATTTTTCACTACATGTATTCTATTGATGATATTAGAAAAGGATTCTGGGCAACTCTTGAACTTCCTGATGGGTTAAATCTCATTGATACAACTGAAATCGAAGATGACAACGGAGACTTGAGGCTTTACGCATCGGATGACGATGGTATGATTTATGAGTTGTTTAAAGAAGGCGAAAAGAATTTCGTTACTTCGAACGGAACCGAATCGGCTATCCGAACAAGATTCCAAACACCTTATATTAGATTGGGTGAAATGGGTAACCAAGATGGTCAAGGAACAGAAGCCGGAACCGGAAGAGTTACACCAAGATTTTTTGAAATGAGATTAAAGAATAATACAGCAATAAATTGGACGATTACAATCGAATCAGCAGATGGACCCTTCCAAACGACTGCTAGAGATTCACAAACACTGACTTTGGAATTCGCAGAAGGACAGTCAACAGTAAGACAGTCTATTAGACAGAATTTTGTTGGTGGAGATTGGATAAGATTTACTATTGATAATAATGAAGAAGACGTATTTGCTGAAATTACAGGAATGAGACTATACTTCCACGTTAAACCGTTCGAGGGTGAGAAGCTTACTCTTTTAAATAATTAAATGGCCAAGTTTACTAAGGGAGTAGCAAACGAGGAAACTGCAAAGCTCAAAGAATGGGAGCCTGGGCGGTATGCTCAATTAAAATTATGGATCAAACACTTGGAAACAGCGTTTGACTTTAATAGCCTTGCAGCCAGTGTTCAGCAGTCAAATAAAAGAAAATTTTCTGAATTCGTTCCAAATATTGTACCCCAAGATATAAATGTAGAAACTGAATATAGAGAAATTAGAGTAACCTGGGAACATCCACGAGGATTGAGGTTTCTTCTTTTCTATGAAATTCAAATTAGTGAATTTTCCAATTTTGCGCAATTTGATTCGTTTGTATCATACGATCCGTACTATGTATTTGTCAATCTCGCAGACGGAGTTACTTATTATATTAGGATACGGGTGGTTAATAAAGATGGTCTTTTTGGTCCTTGGTCTAATACATTGGCAGCAACAACCCCCTTCACCCAAGGGTTTGGATTCACCGATGGAACAGCAATTGAAGCCGTAATCCTTGCAGGAGATCTATTTTTTAGAATATGGAATCAGACATACAATGCAATTGGTGGAAGCATAATTTATTCGATTGATTATGAAATAGAAAATTTTGAAGTAAGTTCAGATAATAGACCCGTTCAACTTGATTGTGAATTTAGATGGATTGTAGATGATGAACAAATAGGACAAAATTTTTATACTACAACTTTTTCAGCTTCTTCAGAAGCAGAAAATATAAATGTTAAAACAGCCGATATAGGAGGACCAGGGGATTCCCTTATTTTACAGTCTCCGTTTTTTCTAAATAGAAGAGGAACTTTTAGACAAAAATTACATACAATTACTCCAGGAATTCATGAAATTTCTTTGGAGGGTCGAATTCCTGTTGCACAAATTGATAAGTTTTATTTTCCAATCGGTGGGTCCCATCCAAGTCCAAATGATTGGGTTGTTGTTTCCGGTGGTCCCTTTATCTATGGACATGAAGGCACAGTTGGATATCCAGAATCAATGGCAAGAGTAAGATTAAGTAACTTTTCGATCTTCGAGGTACTTGTCGATGAATTTGAGGGTTAAATGGCTAGTCGGAACAACCAGACGAACGACTGGGTGGGGACGTTCGCAAAGTTTTTCACTCACCTTACGGATAATCAAAGATTTCAATTAGATAGAGCCCTTGGAGATGTTCAAAACTCCAAAGAAATCACAAATTTAGAATCCTCTATTAAACTTCTACGAAGAAAACCAGATCAGCAGCTACCCATCCCCCAACCGACTGCAAGAATCGTGGTGCGTGGAGCGGTAATTGAATGGCCAAATTTATTAGATCAAAGAATTAGCTTTTACGAAGTAGAGGTATCAGAGAATCAAAATTTTGCAACTTTTGATACTTTTCCCACATTCGGAACCGTAACTGTTATTGACGGTTTAACTCAAACAAAATTTATTCGGGTGCGTGGAGTACGAAGAGACGGAACCTGCACACCATATTCCGAAACTTTACCCATTGCGCCCAGACTTTTTGGATTAAATTCACACGAAACAGAAGGCTTTTATATTTTAATTGTAGGAGACGAACCAAACATTATTCTTGGAGGAGAAGGAACAGATCTTGACTACATACCAATCAATGAAACCGGAAATTCTGTATGTTGGGGATTTATATCTATGTATGCTGACCCTGCTGTCGGCTTATTTGGGTTGGACCATATTTTTGCTGATGTTGTGGTTAAGAAACTTGATGATGATGGAGATTTAATTTCAGAAGATATTATATGGAGGGTAACAATGGGAGAATTTTTCAATTCACAAAACATCGGACCATTTACTATTGATCATCCTCCACTTGGATCTTCTATGCAAATAAGATTGGAAGTAACAGATAAAACAACCAAAGCAGATGGAACTACTAGAACAGAAGATAGTTCGACTGTTTACTGGTGCCATTTATCATGTATCGAGCTTGGGGTCTAAATGTTTGTATATTTAATTAAAAATATTATTGATAATAAAGCGTATGTTGGTATTTCTTGCGATCCTGATCGAAGATGGTATGAACATTGTAAACCTTGTAATCGCTGGAATTCCTATATTTCAAACGCAATAAATAAACATGGCCGAAAAAATTTTGATTTAATATGTTTGGGGGATTATGAGCTATTAAATGAGGCACAACAAATTGAAAAATTTTGGATTGAATTTCTAAATACTATGTCCCCAAATGGGTATAATTTAAGAGAAGGTGGAGAGGCTGGTGGAACTCCATCCTTAGAAACTAGACAAAAAATTAGTAAAGCTAGAAAAGGAAAACCAAGAGGTCCTATTTCTTTAGAAACAAGAATTAAAATAGGAAATGTTCATAGAGGAAAGAAACTCTCTTCAGAACAAATTGAGGGAATACGAACAAGAGCTAAAATAAGATTTAGCAATCCAAAAAATAATCCAATGTTTGGAAAAAAACATTCCCCCGAAACCAAGGAAAAAATCAGACAAAGGGCACTTCAGAGAAATGGCAAGACGACGATCAAGTATTGCTAGAAGAATTGCTTCTCTGCGTGGAATATCTACGGCAGAAAAAAGACTTTTAGAGAGAGTAGGAACTCTTGTTGATGCCCAAATAAACAATCGAGGGCCTGCAAATCCATTTGCAGAAGGTAGACGCCGAGCAAATAAAAAACTTCCTCCCCCAAAAGTAATTACTTCTGATCCCGGAATTAAGACTTCTAAGCTTTCATGGGAAGCAGTAAATAGTTCAATTTTATCTCATTATGAAATTGTCATCATTAATATGGATGATGGAACAGATGAAACTATAAAAACTTTTACAAATGTTTATTTTTATAAAGGAAGGGCCGGAGGAAATTATAAAGCTACAGTTTGTTCGGTAGGTAGAGATGGGACCAAATCTCCCATTGTTGCTGAAAAATTCTTTTCTATTCCAGATAATATAATGCTTATAGAAGGAAGTAAAAATAGCTATCAAACAGAAGGAGATGAAGTCGCTGAGGATTTACAATTTCTTACAAATCATAAAATTTTTGCCTTTGCTGCTTTTACTATTGATCATTTGATTGGAGAAAGTGGATCTGATAATCCTGTTCCTTCTGTACAACTTAGACTTGCTACAGGAGAAGCCCAAACATTCGCTAATTCTACTCTAATAGAAGAAATCCCTCTTTTTGCAGCTACCGAGTCAGCTACTTCTCTAGATAATACTACTCTCGGAGGGATATCTAGACCGGCTGTTCAACCCCCTGCTAGCTCAGATCTTAACTTTACACGAGGAACTACATTTGAAACTTCTTTTTCTGTAATGTTTTCTGCAATAGAAGTAAATGAATATGTTGACGCAGGAATCGTAACAGAAAATTCTACTAATACTCTTTTTCTCAAAGTCATAGGTAGAGAAGATGAAAATGATATTATAAGTCTTTCTTTAACCTTATGGAGTGTTCCGGCTGGACAATCTAGTCAGATTCCGGCAATTACTTTAAGTACGGAACCTGAACTTACATATCCTTGGTTTACTTCTGTATCATTAAATGCAGATAGAGCCGAAGGAACATCAGGAGCACCAACAAATCCTACAGCATTGACTTGGTATCATTCTCCTGCTTTGCAGGGATTGGGTGAAAATATAGGACGAAAACGAATAGGAAGACAATGGACTTTTGGAATTTGGATTAAATTTGAAAGACTTATTTTTGCATCATCAAATACTGGAGCATATTTTTTCGAAAGATTTGAATCCCTTCCAAACGCAGATTTTCCAACAAGTTTTGGATTTGGATATAATCGTAATCATGGTTCTGTAACATATACACCGTTAAATGGATTTGGTATAAATATAGGAAGACAAGAACCAGCAGCAGGAAATACTCTTTTTGCGCTTCTTTTAGGTGGAAAAGAACGTGCTTTATTAGATGGAAGCAGTGAAAGAGTTCAAACTTATATTTGGCAAGATTCATATAGTAATATAGATAATGATGAATATTCTCAACCTGTATATACTGCGGCTGATCCAAATGAACCAATAATTACAACCCTTAATACTTGGCATTTAATTTTACTTAGTTATAATGATGTTGACGGGCCAACTCTTTGGGTTGATGGAGTTAGAAAACGAGATGGTACACTGTCTGGAGATGTTATCAATCCTGTATTTGAAAAAGGAAGAGGGCATCTTGCTCATACTATTGGGTCTAGAGGATCTATTGGACTTTACCGTGAAGATGCTCCATATTTAGGTTCCTGGACGGGACTACAAAATTCAAGTGCTGGAGTTAATGGAACCAATAACGGGTGTCCATGTTTAATTTATGCAGTAGGATTGTGGAATGTATCGACTCCAATTTTTACAGATGCAGTTGCGGTAGAATTGTCTAATCAACCAACAGTTAATTGGAGAGAACCTATTATTGGTGGAGCATATAGGATGAATGGAAATCTTGCACATTATTGGCAAATGAGTGCAACTTTAGAAGATTACCCAGATTGGGTAGCTAGAGATACGGGATGGTATATTCCCCCCAGTGGGGGATTTACCGGAAGGGCTAATGCTTCAACCGAAGGATATCACGGAACTGAAGCTAATATGCCCCAATCAACCATTGTTGTGTTGGATGCCCCGTAACTATTGAAAAAAACTGAAATATTTCATATAATATAATAGGACAGGAGTTAGGAAAATATGGCTCTTTTTTCAAACAAAAAAGAACGAGATAGGGCACGCGAAGAACAAGCCATGCAGGGTTTGTTGGGAGCTACTGCGGTTGAAGCTGTTGATCGTGAAAAAGCACGAACTACAGCAGCCGAGTCGGCTCGGGCTGAGGTCTTTGGCGCTCTAGGATCGCCTGGGAGCTACGATATGCCGGGTGCGGCTGGTGCAGGGTCGGGTGCTGACTTTTCAGGGGTCTACGACGAATCTCAGGGGTCCTCAGAGGCCGCTAAATCCCTACTCAAATACGGACACAAGGCTGGAGAAGGAGCCCAGGAACTTTTAACTGGAAAAAGAAAAGGAATTCTAGATCCAAAGAAATATGCAGCCGAAATTAAAAAAACGGCTGGATTCCGTATCCAAAGCAAATTAACTGCTGATGCTGAGTCACTTTTGAATAAAGAAGGAAAAGCTTGGGAAGAACTAGATCAAGCTACCCGC